TGAGTGGCACATATCCAACATCACCTACATTTAAAGCATTAGGATTTAGTTCCGAACAAAAAACAATTACATCTACTACAGACAGTGGGAAGATGTTTAGTGTTCAAGTAGATGGTCAGAGATGGAAGTTTTCAGCTTCATACCCACCTATGAGCAGAAACAACTTTGCACCAGTCTATGCATTTATAATTAAACAAAGAGGACAAAAAGAAACATTCCAAATAGTTCCACCTGTTATTTCTAGTGCTAGAGGAAATGAACAAGGAACTGTATTAGTCAATGGCGCACATACCGCAGGAGATACAACCATTACAGTTAACGGACATCATAATAATTCTAATGGTGCATTTTTATCAGGCGATTTGATTAAATTTGGTAGTCATAGCAAAGTCTATATGATTATTGAAGATGTAAATCCATCAGGAAATGCATCTACTCTAACAATAGAGCCACCATTAAGAGAAAACCTAGCTGATGATGCCACAATAACTTATGATAATGTTCCATTCACTGTAAGACTGACTAATGACATTCAGCAATTTAATACTGATGATATAGATTTATATAAATTTGAAGTTGATTTCATAGAGGCATTGTAATGGCTAGAGGATTATCTAGTGCTTTAAAAACTGAATTAGCAAATCAAAATATCAAGCCTATTCTCTTAGTAGAAATACTATTCCCAACACCACAAAGAATTACTAATCACTACAAAGACATAACTCATAATTCTAATAGTTATACTGCAAGTGGACATTTATTATCTATTACCAATAAGGCGGAAAGTGCTGAAATAAATGTTTCTAATTTTACAGTTAATCTATCAGCAGTAGATGGTGCATTTACATCTATTATTTTAAATAACAATGTAGCCAATGATATAGTCAATATTGATATTGGATTATTAAATAGCACAGATGCTTTAATTGATACCTACAACTATGATAAAGGTTATATTGAGAGTTTTAGAATGGATACAGATAAAGGATTAATATCCCTAATCTGTACTTCTCATTTTTCAGATTTTAGTAGAATAGCAGGTAGAAGAACAAACGAAGGAAGCCAACAAAGACTATTTGCTACTGATAGAGGATTTGAATTTGCAGGACAAACAATTCAAGATATTAAATGGGGAAGGTCTTGATTGAAGTTATTGATTTCCTAAAAAAATTTAAAGAATATCAAGAACACCCTAACCAAGATTTAAAACAACATTTACAACCAAGTTTTACCCTCAACCAATATAAGATATTTAAAGATAAAGAAATTATAGGTTTCATTAATTGGGCATTTCTTAATGATATACAAAAAAATAAGTTTATTAACCATGCTATCATAGACCAAACTAATTGGAACTGTGGTAATAATTTATGTGTTGCCAATTTTGTATGTAGTAAAAATATAAAGGATATGGTTAATTGGTGTAAAGATTTTGCTAGAAATATAAAATATGATAAAGAGATAGTCTGGGTAAAAGCATTTAGAAACAATAGAATTATTAGGGTAAATAAACAATGGCAGAGATAATCAAACCAATTCAAAAAGCGGTACAAAAGGTAGTATCTTGGTTTATTGATATCCCAGAAGTTCCAGATTTACCACAAGTAGAGGAAATCAGAGGAACTTTAGTAAATAAACAATCTAATAATGCACAAATCCCTGTAGTTTATGGTGAGAGATTACTTGGTGGAACTAGAGTATTTGTAGAAACAAGCGGAAATGATAATACCTACCTTTACATTGCTCTGATGCTATGTGAGGGTGAAATTAATGCAGTCACAGAAATTCAAGTCAATGATGAAACAGTCACATTTAGTGGTGGATTTGCTAATGGTACAGAAATTACTTCTAATGATAGTAATTATGGAACAACTGTAAAAGCACAACCTTTTTATGGTGCAGATGGGCAATCAGCTTCAAGTTTGTTATCAACACTTACAAATTGGGGCAGTAATCACAAATTATCTGGAATTTGCTATGTGGCTTTTAGATTTGAGTGGGATGCGGATAAATATTCAGGTATTCCCAATATTAAAGTAAAAGTTCAAGGTAAAAAGATTTCTACTTTTGATGGAAGTAGTAATGAAACCACAGGACAATATTCTACCAATCCTGCATTTGTCTTATTAGATTTTTTAAGAAATGAAAGATATGGAAAAGGTATTCCATTAACAGAAATAGACATACCTAGTTTTTATACTGCCTCAACAATAGCAGATACAACAGTCACTTATTACACAGGAACAACAGGAAAATTATTTGAATGTAATGCAGTCTTAAATACTAATAAGAAAATATTAGATAACGTTAAAACTCTTTTAAGAGGTATGAGAGGATTATTACCTTATGTTCAAGGTGAATATAAACTTTTAATAGAAAGCACAGGCACTGCATCTTTTACACTAAATGAAGATAATATTATTGGTGGTGTTAAATTAGAAAGTGAAAGAAAAGACCAAAAATATAATCGTGTCCTAGTAAACTTTGTTAATCCTGAAAAGGGCTATCAAGCAGATACTATCGTTTATGATACAGACCATGCTACACTAAAGAATGCTGATGGCGGTTTCTTACAAGAAGGAAATGTCACATTAGATACAATTAACTCACCCTATCAAGCACACGAATTTGGAAAAATTGTTCTTCAAAGAAGTAGAAACAATTTGAAGCTAGGACTTACTGTTAATTACGAAGCATTAGATTTAGCAATAGGTGATATTGTGAATGTTAGTTCAACAATATTAGGAATGGTAAATAAACCATTCAGAGTAAGTGGTATGACATTAAATGCAAATTTTACTGCTAGTCTATCTTTACAAGAACACCAAGACAGTTGGTACACATTCAGCACCATTAACGAAGTAGCTACTATTGGTGATACTAATTTGCCAGACCCATTTACAGTTCAACCCCCTTCTTCAATTACATTATCAGATGAACTAATAGAATATGCCGAAGGTATTACCATTACCAGATTAAATATAGATATTACATCAAGCACTGATAGTTTTGTCCGTCAATACTTAGTAGAAGCAAAACTAGATACAGAAACAAATTTTAAAGTTGTTGGTCAAGGTGATGATTTAAATTATGAATTACTGAATGTTATTGATGACCGAACTTATAATGTGCGTGTCAAAGCAATCAACAGTTTAGGCGTATCAAGTGCTTTTATTACTGCTGATAGAAAAATTGTAGGTGCTACAGAGCCTCCAACAGATGTTAAAAACTTTTCTGTAAATATGCTTGGTAGTTCCCAAATGCAATTAAATTGGGATGCTAATATTGATTTAGATATATCTTTCTATGAGATTAGATATCAAAATGTGACTTCAAACGCACAATGGAATAAATCAGTAAATTGGCTACAAGTTCCTAGAACATCTGGTACATCAATTACAACCAATATAAGAAGTGGTGCATTTTTAATAAAGGCAGTAGATAAACTTGGAAACGAAAGTAATAATGAAACAATAATATTCTCTAATATTGCAGAAATTACAGAGGGTTTTAAAAATATCCAAACATTAACAGAAGATATTACCGCAGGTACATTTGATGCTGATGTAGCTTTGACTGATAGTAGTAGTACTACATCTATAGTTTTAGATACTAAAAATGATTTTGATGATTTAACAGGAAATTTTGATAGTGCCTCTGGTAATTTTGATTTAGGTGGTGCAGATAGTAATATTGATGATGAGGGATTTTATACTCTTAATCAAAGTTTATCCTTATCAGCTATCTATGATGTTTCTTTTATCAAAAGCATCACAATAGACCAAATAGAAGACCCATATGACCAATTTGATAGTGGTAGAGGTGTAGCTTTATTTGATGATGCACCTGCACCTTTTGATGGTAATGACCCTACCAATGCTACTGCACAATTACAGATAGCTACATCAACTACATCTTTAGATAATGCTACTGAATTTCAACCAATGAATACATCTACTACTTTTAAAGGAAGATATTTTAAATTTAAATTAAGACTTGCTAATAAGAACAATAAAACTAGAGCATTTGTTTCTGGAATATCTATTGATGTTAAAATGCAGAAAAGAACTGAAACAGGTGAAGATGTAGCTTCTGGAACCACTACCAAAACAGTCACATTTACTAATCCATTCTTTGCATTACCAAGCATTGGTATAGCGGCACAGAATATGGCAACAGGAGATTTTTATTCT